AGAGAAAGAAACGTGGGCATTTAAAGCGTGAAAGACCCGTTAGATGTATTTAATAATTTGCCTGATTACCCTGGTAGTCGTAAGCCAAAAAACAGGGGAAATAAGGTAAAAGCAATTACCGATGATAAGTACAACGGGGCAAAACCCAAGAAGTACATAATCAAAGGTACAGAGGTACTGATGTTTACCATTGGCGATTTAGCCAAAGCAATAGGTAAGCGTCCATCTACGTTGCGAGTTTGGGAGCATCGTGGTTGGCTTCCCAAAGCCAAATACCGAACACCAAAACCTGTGAAGCAACAAATTCCAGAAAAAACTTCACAAGGTAGGAGACTTTACACTTTAGAACAGGTAGAGTTTCTTCTTGAAGCAATGACTCGTTTCAAAGTACGTGAGGTTAATCACGGAGATTGGAACGGTTTTAGAAAACACATCAAAGATAATTGGCCCCAATAAACACACAAAGGAAAAATACAATGCCAAGAAATTATGAAACAGTAGAGTTAACACCAAATACGGAGCAAGATACAACCGCTTCAGCAGAACCAACTCGCAAACTACTTCGCGGTGGTTGGCAACAAGTTGACGTTTTAAAAAGCGCAGATTCTCAGTACGCACAACGTTTGAAGGTTTCTGAAGAAGTACAAGTGATTAAGTTTTTGGACGACGAGCCATATGCAGCATGGCACCAACACTGGGTAGAGCGTGAGGGTCAAAAATCATTTATTTGTTTGCGCGACCTTGAAGAGCGTGGATGCCCATTGTGCGAAACAGGTAACCGTCCGTCACAACGTATTGCTTTCAATATTGTATTGTTAGGCACTGGTGTAAAACCATTAGTTCGTTCGTTTGAAGTTGGACCAAGGGTTGTTGACCAACTTCGCAATTTGAACAAAGCACCTCAAACAGGTCCGTTGACAAAACACTATTGGGCTGTAAGCCGTACAGGCAAAGGCGCAACAACCGCATACAACTTGCAGGCTATTCGTGCTCGTGATTTGCAAGAAGAATGGAAAATGGACGAGATTGATGAAGCCCTTATGTCTCAGTTGCGTGAAGACCGATATGACGCAAGCATTATGAAAGTTCCTGCTTACGCAGACCTTTTGTCAGTTGCGTCAGAAGATTTAGGGAAGTAAATAATGGGGAGCGTAAAACCTCCCATTATCACAACTTTAGAAGAACTTGATGAACTTGTTAGTGTTGTTAAGGAAGTTGGGGCGTTTGCTTTTGATGTGGAAACACAATCCATTATTGAGCATCACCCCGACTTACTACACCATTTAGAAAAAGATTTTCAAGAACATGTTAAGGGTTTAAAAAGTAAAAGCCCTGATATTATTCAAAGAGCACATGATAATTTGGTTGAACAGTATTTAAAAGAAATAGCCGTAAACCCATTACGCAACGAAGTGTTTTGGATTGGTATTGCTACCAAAGGTCATTCGTGGGCAATACCGATGGGTCACAAAGTCGGTTCACTAATAGAAGCCGAAGAGGTAGGAGATGGAAGCACAGTACCTCCTGTTGGGTATCGTAAAAAACTTAAAAACGGACAAGAGTCTACGGCAAAAGCCAGATACACAAAACCAGGAACGTATGATAAACCTGTAAAGCAACTGTCACGAAGTGTTGTTTTTGAAAGATTAAAACCTTTGTTTTTTAGCGACTTAATTAAAGTTGGTCAAAACGTTAAGTTTGATGCAAGGTCTATTTCAAAGTATTACGGTGCCATACCACCAGGACCTTATGCAGACACAATGCTTTTACAACATCTGGTTAACGAGAATTTAAGTAATTACTCACTTGAAACTATTATTGAAAGCAACTACAACAATCACAAAGCCTACGAACGTGGTGGCAAACTTGGCGGAAGCATAAGCAAAGTAACGATTGATGACGCTTCTTTATATGTACATCGTGATGCTCGTTGGACATGGTTGCTGTACACCCGTTTGATAAAGAAAGTAAATGCCTACACAGACCTTCGTAAAGCCATGACGTTAGATAGTCAAGTTTTAGAAGTTCTTATGGACATGGAAAATCAAGGAATTCCAGTTGACGTTAATAATTTAAACCTTTTAGAAAAAGAATTAGACAACGAATTAATAGAAGTAAATAACAACATTTTAAAGTATGCACCACTTGGTTTTAATCCTGATTCCAACAAACACAAACAAACTTTCTTGTTTAGTAAAAAATCAGAAGGTGGTTTGGGTCTTAAACCATATAAGAAAACAGGAAAAGGCGCGGCATCTGTTGATGAAGAATCTTTAAAGAGTTTGCAACACAAACACGAAGTGGTAGCACAACTATTAAAATGGGCAGAGTTAAAGAAACTAAAATCAACGTACGTAAATGGGTTGATACCTAAATTATATAAAAACAAACTGCACCCATCTTTTCACTTGCATAGAACCGCTACTGGGCGATTGTCGTCATCTAATCCGAACCTTCAAAACATTCCGCGTGACTCCAGCATTAGAGGGTTGTTCGTTGCACTAGACCCAAACGTTTTATTAGTTGCTGACTACGACCAAATTGAGTTAAGAGTTATGGCTATGTTTAGTCAAGATAAACGATTGCTTCATGTTTTTGCTAATGACGAAGACATCCATACCGCCACTGCATCTGCTGTTTTTAAGAAAAAACCAGAGAATATTACTTCAGAAGAACGACAAATTGGTAAAGGCGTTAACTTCTTGACCGCTTACGGCGGTGGTTCTATCAAACTTTCACGTGTAACAGGTATCCCAAAACACGAAGCAGAAGAAATATTAAGCGCTTACTATAAGAGTTTTTATGAGTTAACTGCTTGGAAACGGCAAGTAGTAGCAAAAGCCAAAAAAGATGGGTACGTGTCCACTTTGTATGGGCGCAGGAGAAGGTTGCCAGACCTTTCGTCAGGCAGTGATGAGTTAAGGTCAAGGGCGGAAAGGCAGGCTGTTAACGCAATAGTTCAAGGAACAGCAGCAGACCTTTGTAAACAAGCAATGATTGACGTACATAAAGCGATGAGTGGAACCAGTGTAAAGTTATTAGTGCAGGTTCACGACGAACTTGTAGCAACGGTACATGAAATGGATAAGATTGATATTCTTAATCCTTTTATTAACGCTATGGGAGACGGTATGGTTTTAGAGAAAGTTCCAATTAAGGTTTCCCATCAGTTTGCTAAGAGTTGGGCAGAGGCAAAAGAGTGAGTGACATGGAAAGCGTAGTTGACAAACGGCTGTTCTATTTAATGCTATCCATAGGTCAAGGACAAGAGTTTGCTAACTTTATGGGCTTTTCTAACCCGTCTAACGACGTAGAGCAAGCAGAAATCTTTGACGTTGCCAGTAGATGGGCATTATTTGTAAATCAAGGAATTTTAGAAAGTATTGATGAATCGGCTAATTGGGTGTTAGAATTTCTTGAGAAAAGTGATAAACTTGTAAACCCTAAAGAAGAAATACTCCCGTTGTTTGTAGCATATGGAGTTTCTTTATTAAACAAAATGTTAGAAAGCGGAAACGTGTCTATCGTCATAGACGAAGGTGCATTACTTAATTGGGAAGAAGAAGATAAAAATGAGTGACTGGTGGGACAAAAAATTAAGGGGAGAGAAACCAACTCCTCAACCTGTATATCCAAACCCTGTTACATACAGCAATCGCCCCGTTCAAACACAAGAATCAGAGAGTGTTAAACACAATTTACCACCTAATACCCAGTTAACTACTGGACAGGCTATTAGAATGTGGAAAGGAGGAGAAGCGCATAGCCGTGAAGGTAACATGAGGTGCCCAGAATGTGGGAGCCGAAATGTGTTTTCACGTGTTGGAAAAGGTTCTAACAGTATGGTTAACGGAGTAGCACCAGCCCCACGTTGTTTTGAGTGTGGTTGGAACGGTAAATTTTCACAAGCAGACCAAACAAATTGGGCAGTTTAAAGGAGCACTACATGGCAGATTACGAATCATTGGCATCAATTATTTCCGCTATTCAAAAAAAGTATGGCGACGATGTTCTAATTAAAGGTTCAGATATAAAAGAAGAAGTTCCTCGCATAACTACTGGCATCCTTGCATATGACCTAATGCTTGGTGGGGGTTGGCCTTTAAACCAATGGTCAGAGATTATCGGTGAAGAATCGTCGGGTAAAACGGCACTTGCTTACAAAACTATTGCCGCTAATCAAGCAATCAATCCAGATTTTGTTGCTATGTGGATTGCTGCTGAAGCATACGTACCTCAGTATGCACGAGCAATTGGAGTTGACTTAGAACGCTTATTGGTTGTAGAAACAAACATCATGGAAGATGTTTATGACTTAGTTATTAGAGCATTAGATAATCGCGCCGTGGACATGATTGTTATTGATTCTTTGCCATCGTTGGTTCCAGGTGACGAATCAGAAAAAATGATGGAAGAGTTTACGGTTGGATTAGGTGCTCGTTTAACAGGAAAGTTCTTTCGCAAATCATCAAAGGCTCAACGCCGTTCTTTAATTACCGAAGACCGCGCTTGCACTGGTTTAGTAATTAATCAATGGCGTGAAAAGATTGGCGTCATGTGGGGAGACAACAGAACTACTCCTGGTGGCAAAGCCAAAAACTTTCATTACTTTAGTCGTGTTGAGGTTAAAAGAGATGAATGGATTAAAGAAAAAGAAGAAACAATTGGTCAAACAATTAAGGCTCGCACTATTAAAAACAAAACATACCGACCACAACAAACAGCAGTAGTTGATTTTTATTTTACAAGTGCTGGCGGGTTTCGTTTAGGAATGTTTGACGTTATCAAAGACGTTGTAAACATTGGTATTGCTGTTGGTTTAATCACTCGTTCTGGTCCCTACTATTCGTATGGTTCTCAAAAATGGCAAGGCAAAGACGCATTGGTATTGGCAATCCGTGAGGATTTAGACCTCCAACAAAAACTTAAAAAAGAAGCATTTGACCATTTTAAACTTCAAGTTCCTACACAATGATTCTTGGTGGAGACGGAGAGCACAAGCGACGACTGAAGAAGTCTCGCAAACAGGAAGAAAAGACTGCTGCTCGTTATAAAGGAAGTAGAAACGCAGGTTCAGGGTCAGGATGGATGAGAAAGAATGACGTAAGAAGCCATGAGTTTCTTATTGAAAACAAATTTACTGACAACCTTAAACAGTATTCCGTAAAGGTAAAAGATTTAGTTGAACTAGAACAACGGGCTATCTTAGAAGATAGGATTCCGTTATTCCAATTTGAGATACAAAAAAGGCGTTACGTGATTTTAACAGAAGACGATTTTACGAGTATGTTAAATGGCTGAACTAACTAGCGCAGACTTAGAAAGTCTTAAAAAAAACCTTAGAACAAAAGGTCGGCTGTTGCCCATTGTTGCTGTTCAAGTAGAACTTGAAAACAATGAGAATACTCGCGAACGAGACACAGATTATTTGCATCCTAGTCAAATTTGTAAACGTGATTGGTGTCCACGTTCGTCAATGTATGAAATAACCAAAGAACCTGCGGAAAAAGATAAAACTTATTCGTTTCAAACTTTAAACATTTTTAGAACTGGTCATGACATTCATGCAAAATGGCAAGGTTGGTTAGAGCGTTCTGGATTGATGAAACAATCAGAATTAAACATCTTTAACGAAGATTGTCATATAAAAGGAAATGCAGATGGACTGATTGAAGACTCAATAGGAGAAGCAATATTAGAAATTAAAAGTGTAGGTGTTGGAACTATTCGCATGGAGAACATAGATTTATACAAAGAGTATGACTCTGGAAGTATAACTATGGACGAGTTATGGAAAAAGGTAAGGCAACCATTTAGCACCCATCTTCGTCAACTTAACCTGTATATGTACGCAACAGGTGTACATCAAGGCATAATTTTGTACGAATGGAAACCAACTCAAGCAATTAAAGAGTTTAATATTACTTATCAACCAGCGTTGATTGAGCATATTCTTGCCGCCGCACAACTTGTCAAACAACACTTAGAACAAGGTACCCTTATTGACCGCCCTGCTTGGGCAACAGAAGACCACAAAACTTGTAAACAATGTCCATACAAAACAACATGTTGGAGGAATAATGCTGATAGACGACAGATTGGCGAACAGTCAAGCAATGAAGCACTTTCTGGAGAAGTTCTCTCTTCCAGACAGACCGACAGGAAACTTACCAGAGATACCAAAACATCTTGACGATTTGTCAGATGCAGACTTAATGGAGCATTACGCTGAGTTCATGGCGTGGATGACGTACTCTAAAACAGAGTTAGTAACTGCTGAAATTACAGAAGAGCGTTGTGCTAACGACGTTAAACTAATAGAAGCAAAGACTTTGATTTTGCAATGGAGTGGGGACAAAAACGACACAGTTACTTTGGCTAAGGCTCGTCGTGATACTGATGACAACGTTGTAAGTTTGCAAGAGTTACACCTTAATTCACGAGCCTATAGAAAACTAGTAGAATCTGTTTTTGAACGTTGTGAACGTGGTGCTCAAATATTGTCACGAGAGTTAAGTCGTCGCATTAGCGTTGCACCCCAAGAAAGGCGTTTGGCTAGGTATCAACCGTGACAACTGATATAACCGTTGTTCATTCTATTGACGTTGGAGATGTGCCACCAACCCCAATTGATACATCGTACAAGTTTTTAGAATCACATAAAAGTATTAGAGCGTTGAAATACGTTATAAATTCTTACGGTCACTTAATCGGATATAGTCAAGAACAAAATGGAAATTTAATTCATAATGTTTTTCCAGTTCCACAACAAGCCTTAAATCAAATTTCTTCTTCATCTGAAACTGCTTTGGCTTTACATACGGAACTTGCTTTTCATCCATACAAACCAGACTACGTATTTCTTATGTGTTTACGAGAAGACTTGTCGGCGTTAACAACCTATGCTGTTCTTAATGATGTTTTAACTCACTTATCTGACGAGACAATAGCAGTGTTACACCAAGAATGGTTTACAACCACTATTGATTTAAGTTTTATATTAAATGGCGCTGTTGACAAAACGATTCCAACAACCGTATTAACTACAACAAATGACGGTGTAACATTTACATACGACGAGGCTCTTATAAAACCAACAAATGAATTAGCCGATGCTGCTTTAAAGGAATTAAAAGTTGCTGTCAATAAGAGCATTCGTTATGTCGCCTTAGAAACAGGTGATTTGTTAATATTAAACAACAGAACCGTTGTTCATGGAAGGAATCCATTCAAACCCAAATATGACGGAACAGACCGTTGGTTACAACGAGCGTTAGTGGTTAAAGAACGACCACCAGATGTATTTATGCAAGGGTCAGTGTGCACCTACACTTTTGAGGATACTAATGGGTAACAAACACAAAGCCAAAGGAACAGCGTTTGAAACGTTGATTAAAGACTATTTAATTTCTAAAAACTTTACAGAAGCACGTAGAGCAGTTTTAGCAGGTGAAAACGACACTGGTGATATACACGGAATACAACAAGAAACAACACTTCGTAATGCTTGTTTACAATGTAAGAATCAAAAGAAATGGGATATAAGTGGTTGGTTAGATGCAACCGTTGAACAAGCACGTCGTTTAAAAAATGCTCTTCCAGTGTTAATTGTAAAACGTTCTGGCAAAGGTGCAAAAGCAGTTGGCGACTCATATGTTGTGATGAGGTTGGATGACTTTGTAGAACTGCTACAAGAGGCTAAATACGAGTAATCTAGTTATGTAACAATCTGATTAACTAGGGGTATTATGACTCAAGAATTAAACGCAAATATTGACGATTTTTTAAAAGTATCTGGAAGTAGTAGCCCACAAAGTGTTGGTTCTATTATTGCTCGTGCTGTTAACTCAGGGCAATATCCTAAAATTCGTGCTATTGGTGCTGGCGCAGTAAACCAAGCAGTAAAAGCATGCGCCATTGCTCGTGGTTTTGTTGCCCCACGAGGCATTGACCTCGTATACATTATTGGATTTGATGATATTATTGGTGAGAACGGTGAAAACATATCAGCAATATCATTTAAACCCGTAGTGAGGTAAGCATGGCATCAATGTCTGAAGGTCGTCGCAAACCAGGGTCTCGTAACAAAACTCGTTATTACCGAAAAAAGGGACAAGTGCGTCCTGTTTCTCCATTTGGCGGTGCCGCTGGTGGGTTTTTAGGTGGACCTGGTGCAGGCGGATTGTCGTAGTGGCAGCAAATACTTTTACATCTTGGAGTAATCCTTCTGAACCACCAGGATTAGGTACTTCAGTTCAATTTGGAAACTCACCTGTATTCCGAAATAACAAAGACAAAATACTTTCTGGTTACAGGGGTACACCAGATGCACAGTATCCAGACGGATACCTTGGCACAATGTCTTCTAACCGCCGACAGGATAAAGTTCTTGGAACATTGAGCAGAATGAATGCTCGTCAATATACACGTGGAGTACATAAAGGCGAACGCATTAACGCAGGAGATTATCTTTGGCCT